ATAAAACAGGGTGGCAAATAGCGTTCGATTGGTTTATTAACAAATCGAATTTCTTAAAAGTGCTCGAAGGAAATTATGATGATAAAGCAAATAGTAATAATTCTGAAAAAGAAAAAAAATTCCAAAATTATCAAGAAAAAGACTTTGTTGGAGTAACTGACGAAAGCATTGCGAATTTATTAGGAGGATTGACAGGAAATGAATAATCAAGAATTTAACGAAGTATTTAAATTGCTTTTAGCAGCTTATCCAAACACAAAAGACAAAGAAAGTGTCGCAACTATTTATTTTTTGACGATTGCAAATGAGTTGACTAAAAAAGAATTTGCAGAAGCGGTTGTCAAAATTTTAAAAACTAGGAAAAGTGGATTTATACCACAACCAGCTGAAATTTTAGAAGTTGCTAAAAAAATTGCTAACATCGAACATCAAGTGATTTTAGCTAAAAAAATGTTGATTGAAGGGGTTAGAAAAGTCGGCAGTTCAGGAATGGTGGCTTTTGAGGACAAAGGACTTCATGCTGTAATCGATTTTCTTGGTTGGCGTAGAATTTGCACAATGGACAAAGTTGAATTTGATAATTTTTTAAATTTTCAGTTTGATGGAATTTATAAGGATTTTTTAGAAAATCCATACGAAACAAAAAATTATTATTCAGGCACATATAAAATCATTGGACAAGCGAAACTGAAACTTATCACTTATGCGAGTGTCGGTATAAAAAATACTAAAAATCTTAATTTTATTAAGCTAGAATATAAGCCGCAAAATGAAGTTAGAGCAGTTGATTTTAGTGAACTTAGAGAAAAAATGCTGATAGGAGGATAAATGCAAAAATTACAGGAAGAAAAGAAAAGGTTGGAAAGTAACAATGAAATTCTGAAAGAACAAAACAAAATTTTGAATGAACAGATGATGAAAAAATCTGAAAAGATAAAACAAAATGGTGTTCAGATAGAGAGTAACAACAAGAGAGTTAGGCAAATTGAGAAGATTTTGAAAATTAAGATGAAAAAAAATAAACAAAGTATATAAAATCAGGAGGAAATAAAATGTTAGGAAACAACGTAGTAGATTATATGATAAACAGCTGTAAAGGAGCATACAATTTAGAAAATGCAAAATTAATTAAAAAAAATGTGGAAGATAAGAAAGTTCAGTTTGTGTTCAAGAGAAGTGATTTAAAATTAAATATTGAGTTTGCGAATGATAAGATTTCAGGAATTATATATAATAATTTCTTAACTGATTTACAAAGGGAAAATGTAACAGAATCTGAATATTGTACAAGATTGAATGAAATGCTTGAAATAACAGATATTGATGATATAAATAAACTTGATGAAATTTCAAGAAATATCATCAAAAAAATAAATTCAGAAAAGTTATTTGGAGAAAATCCAAAGAAATTGCTTTTGAACAGAGAATACAGAGAAAAACTTGTAAAAATAAAAAAATTTTTTGGAGCAGAGCCACAACTGCTGAAACTTTATGAAGAAATTGAAGAGCTGCAAACAGCATATAGAAATTACAGAAAAACATTTTACAAGGATGAACAAAATCTAATTGAAGAAATAGCCGATTGTTTTGTTGTAGCTTTACAAATCAACAAAGTAAAGTTGGTTAAAAATGTTATTAAAGGCTTAATTGACAACACTAAAATCTTTAAAACTGAAATGCTTGAAAAAATCATAAGAATGATTAAATTTAAAATCAATCGTACAGTTGAAAGAATTGAAAAAGGGCAATACGGAACATATAAAATTGAATATAAAGTAACTAGAGCTACACAGAAAGTCGTCAGCGAAAAAAAAGAAGTTGAGGTAGTAAATTCTCCAGCGAAATCATTTGGCATTGCAGAGAGCAAAAAACAGAGCCGTGAGGAAAAAGAAAAATCCAGAAAGGAAAACAAGGTTTTTGAATTTGTAAAAAAGAATGAGCCGTATTATTATCAAGCTAGGGACATTCAATTGAATACTAAGATACAGGCTAAGGAATGTACAAGTATTGTTGAAAAATTTATTGATGAGGGGAAAATAACGGTTACAAAAAGAGGCAAGGACGGTATTTATGGAGCAACGCTTACAACTGTTCAGAAAGCAGAGGTTGTTGAGTAATGGCTACTAATCCGGGAAAAAAATTTGAAAACGATTTTAAGAATAGTGTTGATACTGATAAAATCTTTTTACATAGATTTAAGGATGGAACAACGGGAACTGTAAATGGACAGATGATTAGATTCAAAAATAAAAACTTATGTGATTTTTTACTTTTCAAGGACGGGCAACTTGTCCTTGTTGAGTTAAAAAGTTTTCTAGGAAAATCTATGAGCTTTTCAAATATAAAAAGTACTGTAGATGAACAGCAGACATTTTTGTATAACTTGCGACTGGAAGCAAAGAAAAATAATGTCAAAGCGTATATGATACTTAATTTTAGAGATTTGTCAGAAACTTATGCAATAGATATTCACAATTTTGATGAGTTTTACAAAATAACAAATAAGAAAAGTATCAGCATAGATGAAGTAAGACAGCTTGGAAAACAGTTATTTCAGCAAAAGAAAAGAACAAGCTACAGATATGAAATTAACAGCTTATTTAGTTAGGAGGCAATAATGGGAAAAAGATTGGCAAAAGATAGAGTGAGAGCAATCTTAAATGATTATCCTGAAACACGGAACGCTGAAAATCCAGATACATTTGTTATGTGCTTAATATTAGTTGAGGACGGAATAATAACACAAGATCAGGCGACAAAAATATACGACGGATATTCAATTAACAACATAGTTAAAAGTCGTCAGAAAATCCAAAATTCGGACAAAGAGTATGAACCTAACGAGGAAACTAAAAAGAAAAGGTTTGTAGGATATATGAATTTTAGGCATGCTTGGCGGAAAGGAAACTTAGATGTCTAAAAGAATGTCAAGGGAAAATCAGAGATTGATATATTGGTTTATAGACTGCTACGCCTATCATTTGAAAGGAGTAGATATAAATTGGCAGACTAGCAAGCAAAAGCCTGCCGTTTCTGACTACTTTCTTTACAAGGCAAAGGAAGACTTGAAAAAATTTTATATCAAGCACAGCGGCAAGAATATAAAGGGATACAAGCCTTTCAGGAACATGGAGAGCAAGCTGAAAGACAGAATCGGAAACATAATTGACAAGAATTACACAAAAGAAAGCAAAATCAATATAATCACAAACGATTTAATGGATTTTGTAACTGATGAAATTCAAATGTTGTTTATCAAACTGAATGATACTTTTAGTTTGGCACTTAAATTAATGAGTAATGTCGAAGCTGTGGCATTTACTAATTTCCTTTTTGACTATTTTCTTCAGAACGATATAGCGATGTGGGAAGAAATGCAAATGCTGTATAAACAGCAGAATGAAGAAAAATATATTTATTCTATGCTGAAATATAGGAAATGTGCTGTATGCGGAAAATATCATACAGAAAGTAATAGTATAGACTTGGAACATTGGGATTCAATCGCAAGTATTCACGGAACTTATAAAAAAGACACTGGACAGGAAGGGCGGTATATTTCATTGTGTAGACTACATCACAATCAGAAACATAATTGGGGAGTTCAGACATTTGAAAGAAAATACAATGTAAGGGGTATTTATTTGGATGATGAACAAATAAAAGAACTGAAGAAAGTTTATAAAAATCATTTTAGAGCATTTAAGGAGGAATAATGAGCAAATATAAAGTTGGTTTTATGGTAGACAGCACAGCAAATGCTTTTTCAGAAAACAGAGAGGTAATTGACTTAGTAGATGACTAGGGTTATAAAGAAGAAAAAGCAAAAGAAATATTTGAAAATAAAGAAAAATTAAGAGAAGTTTTTGAGGAATGGATGTGGGAAACGATTGATTTTGGATATTTCTCATTAAAAACGGATGAAGAGGTAGAAAAATTTAAAAAAGGTTAGTCGTTGAAAGTCGATTGGATTAGAAAATTACTGATGTCAGCAAAATGGTATTAAGAACGTTTGGCTGGTGTTAGGAAAATGATAGAAATTAGGAGGGAGTATGAAAAACAAGGATAGAATGCAGTTTAATTTAAAAAAATGGAAAAAACAATACGGACATTTTGATTTTTGGAACAGGACAGATAATAAAATATCAACTTTTGAAAAAGTGCTGAACAAAGACAAGTATAAAAAGAAATAGGAGAAATTGAAATGAAAAAATTATTATTAGCAGGACTTTTGGTAATAACTATAAGTTGTAGTACATATTACGAGAAGTTTCGGCAAGAATGCAAGCAATATAAAGTTGTTAAAAAGTTAAAATCTAAAACAAGCAAAAAGGTGTATCTGAAATTTGAAAATGGCAGTATATATGAGGTATCACCGATAATGAAGTATGAGGATATAGAAGAGGAACATAAGTTGAAGAAATGTGAATTTTAGAAAACAAATTTGAAAAAATAGGACAATGGCAGTTGAACATTTCTGGTCTTAGGGTATAATATATTATTATAACTATTAAGGAGGAACAAATGAAATGGCAGAAATTTAAATCTTTAGAAGATTTAAAAAAAGAGTACAAACTATTAAAGGAACTTAGAAAAGAAATAAAAAGAGAATTTCCTGATATAGAAATCAAAGCAAATACATGGAAAAATGCTTGGATATTTATAAAAAATATAAATGATTTTTTAGAAAAAGAATTACTTATATTTACATTTTTAAAAGTCGATAATCCTTCAAGGGCTAAAATCATAGGTTTAGATGATAAAATTTTATTTAATAAAGATGAAAGAAAAAAATGGAAAAGAAAAATTGCTAAAATAATTGCACCTGATAAAAATAATAATTCAGAAGAAAGCAATGAAGCTATGAAAAAGTTTAATGAAATATGTGAAGAAGTTGATGCAGATGAGTAAAAATAAGGATGATATTTCCAAAAAACTTATGACTGTTAGAAAGAAAGCTGGTGAAATTAACTATGAAAAACCAAAAGGTGAAAATTTAATGGATGAAAAAACTAAAAAAGAAATAGAAGAAACTATTTCCAATGAAGTTTATTTATTGAATAATGGTCAAACTTGTGTGAGTTCTAAAAGTAAGACAATAAGCGTATTGCTTAGAATAAATCAAAGAGATGCAAAAAAATACATAGTTCAAGAAGTTCCAGATAGTGAAAAAATAAGAACTGCGGAAGAAGTATATATTAGAAGTCCACAACTTAAAAAGGATATAGATGACAGAATGGACGCTAACACTACAGTAAGACAAAAAGAAGAGTTACGTTTTATTTCAGAGCATTTAAACAATATTAATTGTTCTAACGAAACGATGGAATGTAAAAAAATTGGAGCAGATTATTATAATGAAATAGATAAAGAAAACAAGAGAGAGAAGAGAAAAAAATCAGAATATGACGAAATAACAGGAGATAAATTAGAAAAAGAATTTCATATACATCATGATAAGGAAAAGGCTAGAACACCAGGTCATATAAGTACAGAAACTAATAATTATATCGCTTTGAATGAAAAAACTCATAAAGAATTGCATAGAACAGTTTTTCCAAAAGGAAAAACTTTTGAAGAAAAAAAAGAAGAAATAAAAAGAAAATTAGAAAAAAAGACCAAATAAAACTGGTCTTTTTATTTTGAAAATAGAAAGGAATAAAAATGAACGAAAAAGATATAGAAAAGATAGCAGAAAAGATATTGGAAAAAATGAGGAATGATAAGGAAATAAAAGCTGAGAAACAGCTGACACCGTTCCAGAAGACAGAGAAGTTGTTATCAGAGTTATCTTTATTGAAAGGTGCTATTGATTCTAAAAATATGCTTATAGAGGATTTGAAGAGAGAGGGTATGTCAATTCATAAAAAGGAAACGGGTGTTAATGTACAGACTAGTAAGGTGTATCTATCTGAACTAGAAAAGATTGAAAACAGAATTGAAAAATTAAAGGAGGAAATCGTAAGAATAGAAAACGTTGTTAATATGGTTGAAAGAGCATTAGGTACAATTAGGAATAATAAATATTACGATATAATAGAAATGAAATATTTTGATGATTTAACATTTGAGCATATATCTGAAAAATTAGATATAAGCGTTATAACTGCAAAGAGATATAAAAATAAAATGATTAGACAGTTGCAACTAGTTATATTTTCAGATGATGTAATAAAAAATATATTAAATTGAAAAATGATACTTTTTTGATATTGTATATAATTTTTAATATGTTATAATATGTCAAGATGAAAGAGTATGAGTTGAGTACTTGTTATTGGATCCTTGATTTATATAAGGACAAGACAGTTTAAAAGCTGTCTTTTTTTGTTGCAAAAAGGAGGTGGTAGCATTGAAATTAAATACTAGACAAAAGGCTTTTTGTGAATATTATGTAGCTTGTGGAAATGCTACTGAATCCGCAATAAAGGCTGGGTATAAAGAAAAGTATGCAGGTGTAAATGCTGATAAATTACTAAAAAATACTAATGTTTATAAATATATAAAAAAGATAATGGAAGAACATGCGAATAATAGAATAGCTAAAGCTGAAGAGATACTGGAGTTCTTAACTGCAACTCTAAGAGGAGAAGTAACTGAAGAAGTAGTAGTGGGAGGATTTGGAAAATCAGCAACAGAAAAAATAATTAAAAATGTAGATTTAAGAGATAGGTTAAAAGCAGCGGAATTGCTTGGTAAACGATATAGATTGTTTACAGATAAAGTTGAAGTTGAAGGAGTTGTGCCTGTTATGATTGTAGGTGAGAGTGAACTTGAAGAGTAGAAAAGTGAATCTGCCGGAACTGGTTGGAAAAGGATACAGAGATTTTTGGAACTTCAAGGGAAGGTACAAGGTCGTAAAAGGATCAAGAGCAAGTAAGAAAAGTAAAACAACGGCATTATGGATAGTCTACAATATGATGAAATATAGGAATGCAAATACTCTTGTTGTACGTAAGGTATACAGGACTTTGAAAGACAGTTGCTACTCAGATTTAAAATGGGCAATATATAGATTACAGGTTCAAGACTATTGGGAGTTAAAAGAAAGTCCACTTGAAATAACGTATAAACCAACAGGGCAAAAGATTTTATTTAGAGGTTTCGATGATCCGTTGAAAATTACATCTATTTCAGTTTCAGTTGGACAATTATGTTTTTGTTGGGTAGAGGAAGCATATGAGTTGACAGATGAAGTAGCGTTTAATATGCTAGATGAGAGTATAAGAGGTATAGTTGAAGAACCATTATTTAAACAAATAATCATTAGCTTCAATCCTTGGAATGAAAGACACTGGCTTAAAGCTAGATTTTTTGATAGAAAAGATAAAAATATTTTAGCTCTTACAACTAATTACCTATGTAATGAGTGGCTTGATGAATCTGATAAAAAGCTATTTGAAGATATGAAAAAGAATAATCCTAGGCGTTATCAAGTTGCCGGCTTAGGTGAATGGGGAGTAACTGATGGACTTGTCTATGAAAATTGGAGAGAATTGGAATTTGATTGGAGAGAGATTTTAAATAAAAGGCAAAAAGCAAAAGCAGTATTTGGGTTAGATTTTGGATATACGAATGACCCTGCTGCTTTTTTTTGTGGGATACTGGACATGGAGCAGAAAGAAATTTATGTTTTTGACGAAATATATCAAAAAGGAATGCAAAATACAGCTATTTACAACAATATAGAAAAGCTTGGATTTAGAAAAGAAATAATAGTTGCAGATAGTGCAGAACCAAAGAGTATAGAACATTTAAGAAGCTTGGGATTGATTAGGATAAAAGCATCTAAAAAAGGTAAAGATAGTATAAATGCTGGAATACAATTTATTCAAGATTTTAAAATTTTTATCCATCCAAGGTGTGTAAATTTTTTAACAGAGATATCTAATTATGCTTGGGATAAAGATAAATTTGGAAAAGCAATAAATAAACCGATAGATGATTTTAATCATTTAATGGATGCCATGAGATATGCACTTGAGGATTATATGAGAAATAATCGGATGAAGACAATTAATAAAAATATATTGGGGGTGAGATGATGGAATTAAAAATATTGGAGAAAGCATTGTGGGATTTTTTAGTAAATGATTT